AACGGCATACACGGCAACGACGAGGGCTATAAAATGGCAATCACTGACGCGCTGGGGAGTGCGGCAAAGGTTATCGGTGTAGCCGCTGACATTTACCGGGGGCGCATGGAAAGCAAATATAGCCGACCTGCCGCGCCGCCCGCGACGAAACCGCAAGCCCCGAAAGCCCCGCGCAAGGTTGACAGTTTGCGGGCAATCGCGGCGGCGGCAAAAGAAACCGGCGTGACCAATGACGATATAAAAGAAGTCATGCGGCGACACTACAACAAAGAAACGTCGAACGAATTGACCGACGCACAGGCAGCAGAAATGGAGCAAAACTTTGTTTCTTGGGTTGCCGAAGTCAAAGACGATGATGCGGCGTTGATGGAGGATATACCGCTATGAGTGAAGATTTGAAGCCTTGCCCGTTTTGCGGGAAAGATGCGGAAATCATAATCACAGATGAAGGTTTTTTCACGATTGGTTGTCTAACGAATACCTGCATTTGCAATATTTTGGGCGGAAATAAATCGCTATACCGTAGTGAAGAACGAGCTATATTCCATTGGAACAGGAGGACAAACGAATGAATAAGGTACTGATTCACGGTAGATGCGCCAAAGACCCGGACGTAAAAACGACGCAAAGCGGGCAAACTTTCGCGAGGTTGACGGTCGCCGTTGACCGATATGTAAAGGCTGGCGAGGAACGCAAAGCGGATTTCATTCCTTGCACGGCTTGGGGAAACACGGCACAGTTTCTTGCCAAATACTTCACCAAGGGCAAGGAAATCCTTGCCGAAGGGCGCATTCAGACGGGCAGCTATACCGGGCAGGACGGAAAGAAAATCTATACGACCGACGTTGTTTTAGATCGCGTGGAGTTTTGCGGAAGCAAGGGCGGCGGAGAAACGCAAGACGCGGAGCCTGTGCCCTTTTGATGGGCGAAATCGTGCAAGGCAAGATTGCCAAGATGGACGAGGACGGCGGCGTAATTATCCGCGCCGCCTTGCCATCTATCGACCGGGCAATACTTCGACGGTATGACAAAGTATTAGTCGAGTTTGCAGACGGGCGGCGTATTAGTCCAGAGCAACGCAAGAAAGCCTATGCCCTCATGGGCGAAATTGCCGAGTGGATAGGCGACGTGCCGGAGTACGTCAAGAAACTTATGAAGATTGAGTTTATGGCGAACCGTATGCAGACGATAGGCGAAAAATTATTTTCGCTATCTGATACCGACGTAACAACGGCGAGGCTTTTCATAAGTTTTCTGGTTGACTTTATGATTGAGCATGAGGTTCCAAGCAAAACGCCACTGTATGAGCTTTGCGAGGACATACAGAAATACGTTTATGCTTGCCTTATGCACAAGACTTGTGCCGTTTGTGGAAAACGTGGCGCGGACGTACACCACTTGACAGGAAGCCGGGTAGGGCATGGCGGGATAAAGTGGCGTGAGAAAGACCAAACGGGGGCGTATGTGTTGCCCTTGTGCCGCGTTCATCACGGCGAAGCTCACGTTGGCGAAGCGGAATTTCTTGAAAAGTATCACTTGGAAGGAATACAGATGGACGATGCTTTGCGGAAGCTATACAAAGTCAAAAAAGAAGGGCGGTGATTTCGTGGATTTTATCAGGCAGTGGAAAGAGTTTGAAAATCGGAGCGCTGGCAACATTCCCCCCAACGCGGTAAATATTTATCTGCGTTTATTCGCGATAGATAATTCCCTCGGCTGGCCGGAATGGTTTGAAGTCTCGGATTATTTTCTTCTTTCGGCAACTTGTATAAAACGACGCGAAACAATTGTAGCCGCTTTAAATGTTTTAAAGCAGAAAGGCTTTATAGATTATGAACGAGGTGGCAAACACAAAGCAAGTCGCTACAAAATAATTGCGCTAATAGATAGCGCATTAGATAGCGCAAACAATAGCGCAATTGATAGCGCAATTACTAGTTCAATTACTAGCGCAATTGATAGCGCAAGTTTGGAAAAGCCACCAATTAAGAGAGAAAACGTAAACGTAAACGTAAACGTAAACAATACGCGCACGGGCGCGAAAAAGAAATTTGTTCCGCCGACGTTGGATGATGTAAACGCCTATGTTATGGAGAAAGGCTTGCACGTTTCCGCGAAGGAATTCTTTGACTATTTCGATGCCGGGAATTGGGTAGATTCGAAGGGACAAAAAGTGCAGAACTGGAAACAAAAAATGCTGACGTGGGAGAAGTATCACAAACAGGAAAAACAAGGGACAAATAGCACGCGGGCGGATATTGCTGATCGTGCTATTGCTATGGCTGAAAGTTTACAGGAAAGGAGTAGTGCATGGTGACAAAAGAGGCAGAAATTATCAGGGTTCTAAAGCCTTATTTCATGGCGTTTCCAAGAAGCGGAATGGACGAGGGCGCATTGTTGATTTATGCGCGTGCGCTTTCAGAGTTGGAAGTATCGGAGATTAACGCCGCTATGTTGATGCTTCTGAAAACAAGTAAATTTTGGCCTTCCGTCGCTGAAATTTTTGCCGCTGCCAAGAATATCCGTGACAAAGTACAGGGGACTGGCCTTCCTACTGCTGCTGACGCATGGGGAGAGTCGATAGGGCTTGTGCGGAAGTACGGTATCTATAAGCCGTGGGAGTATTCATGCCGAGAGGTCGAAGAAACCGTGGAGAGATTTGGGCGCAGGGAACTTTGTTTGATTGAAGAAAACGCCGTGAACACTGCAAGGGCGCAATTCATGCGGATGTACGATCAGGTTGTCAGCAGAATACAAATGGACAAGGAAACCGATGCTGTTTTGCAGAGGCTCCCGGAAGAAAAAGCCAAAATCGCGCACGGCAAAATCATCGAACTAGCGGAGGCGAAGCGGGCATGACTAAGCCTATTTTGCTTTTCGGTCGCGGCCCTGCGACAAGCGGGAAACGATGGCGCAATAAGGTCAGGGCGTGGAACGTTTGGATAGTGTCGATGTGGAGGCGAAACGTATGGGGAAAATAAACCGTGAGGACGTGGTTCAGGCCGCACTTGTCGTTGAAAGATGGTGCGTAGGGCAGGATTGCCGCGAATGTCCACTAATGGGCGAGTACGGACAATGTATGATTACAGGATTTCCAGAGGTATGGGGGCTTGAAGAAAAGCTTCGCACAAGGGGGCTGAAACATGACGATTGAATTTGTCGTACCGGGACGGCCTGTCCCAATGGCGCGGCCTCGCGTCACGGCGCACGGGACATACACGCCGGAAAAGTGCAGGATTTATAAGAATTACGTTGCGTCACTTGCGCGGGCGGCTATGCGTGAAAATAAACCAATGGAGGGCGCGGTACAATGTCATATTCTTTTGTGTTTCGATGTGCCGAAAAGCTACACGAAGGGCAAGAAACTTGCGGCGGCGCACAACGTACAAAAGCCGATTGGACGCAATACGGGCGACGTTGACAATCACGCAAAAGCAGTTATGGACGCGCTTACGGGGATTGTGTGGCGTGATGATTCGCAGGTGACGCGGCTTTCGATTAGCAAAATCTTTGTTAGCGAGATAGAGCCACATACGCGTGTTCAGATTTGGACAGATGATTGGAGTAATTAGGGAGGCGGGACAATGACACGTTACGTCTTGACCATGACAGAAGAACAGGCGCGTTGTGTTGTCGGCGCATTGGATTTGTCAATGCGAATCCGGCTTGGACAGTGGCGAGAGATTATCGAGTGTTGCATGGACTACGAGTCGGGGAAAATGGACGAGTGGTGCAAGCGGCGCGAAGAGGCCGAGGAAATATTGTTACAGGCGCGGAAAATCGTCATGCCAGAACTGTCGGGATGGGGGCATAGCTACGGCGTTTATAATCGCGAGGGAACGGAACGGGAGTATAACGTACTGCTTGCGGTGCGGTCGTGCCTAGCGTATCACAAAAAGCCAGAGGGCGGCTATACGGTCAATTTTCATAGGCCAATGGCGATGTATGTTTCCGAAGAAATGCCTGAGTGTGAGGTGGTTGAAGATGAAAGACAGGATTCGAAAAGCCGCGAATGACCTACGCGAATACTGTAAAAGCAGTTTTTACCGATGTTCCGAGTGTGGCTTTTACGACGTGAATCGCGGTTGCGGCTTGTATGGCTATCCGCACACATGGCGAAAACAAGCTGTCAGGGAGGAGAAGGCCAATGCAACGTGACGATAGAAAAGCGACGGCGGCGCAGATTGATTATGCGCGGGATTTAATACTTAAACTTGGTTACGATCTGGACTTGTACGATTTGGACAAAATGACGAGGGGGCAGATTTCGCGGCTAATTGACGAGTTGAGGAACGAGTGGGAGGGCTGACGATGGAGAAAAGAATATGCCCGATATGCAAAAGCGATAAAGTGGCGATTGCACCGTATTTAGGACTTGGAGATTTTGCTTTGTGCTTTAATTGCGGTGCAAGCGGGAATATAAGCAATCCGGACGAGTGGAAGCCGTTTCATGATGATGAAATACATCTTGAAAGGAGGGCTGATGATGGACAAACTTAAACCGTGTCCATTCTGCGGTGCAGAAGCGTTCATGTGGCGAACGAATCATAGGGTTTTTATCCAGTGTTCGGAGTATAACGCCAATAGTCATTTGGTCGAGGTCCGGGCAACGTCGGAAGAAGAGGCCGTTGAGTTATGGAATAGGAGAATAGATAATGGTGAATCTTAGACCTTGCCCGTTTTGCGCTGGACGAGCGCAGATTTATGAAGAGCCAGATAGCAGTTTTAACCCATTTCCGTTTTTTGTCCAATGCAAAGAGTGCCTTGCAGAAAGTCAACATTGCTCAAAGATTGAGTATGCAGTTGAGGCATGGAATCGGAGGACTGACGATGGAAGAATTGAAACCCTGTCCGAGATGCCATGAACCACAAAAACTGCGGTTATCAATATCTCATGGCGGATATTATATGCAAATGCGTTGTGAGGTTTGTGGATGGGCGGCTCGACCAGCTATCGGGTTTTTAAGCACTCCGATGGACGCGATTAAAATTTGGAATGGGTATAGGAGGGCTGACGATGGACATAAAAGAGAGGATTGACGAGTTGACCGAGGCGGAGGCGAAAGCCGTGCTTGCGTGGGCTATACACAAAGCGAGTATTTATGGGAGCTGTTTTGAGTGCGATTTGGACGGCGAGTGCAGAAAGGACGATAGCGTTGATTGCGACATGGAATTTTTGCGACAAGTACTAAAGGAGGCGCGGAAATGACAGAGGAATACGACCAGACACCAGAACCGAACGAATACCGCTATATTGACGCGGCGTGGCTAGACGCTATCGCGACAGGATTGACGGCAGGACAGAAGAAATATCCCGGCGAAACGTGGCGCAGTTTCCCATGCAAGGAACACATGGACAGGGCTATGCGGCATATAAACTTGTGGCGCATGGGCGACAGAAGCGACACGCATATCATCAACGCGAGTATGCGGCTCATGATGGCGTTTGTAACTGACGCAAAAGAGAACGATGTGATTGAGTGGGAGAAGCTAATGCACGAAAAGGGGTGCGGTTGATGGCGGTAGCAATTGAGATGGACGACGAGACAAAGGCTTGGCTCAAAAAACTCCGCGAAGAGCATGGAAACGAAGTATATCAACAATTCAAGACGGAAACCGAAATGTATAACGCTATGGGATTTCGTGCAAACGGGGAAGTTCCGAGGCAATCCGCGCAAGATGTACCACGGAAGAAGTATAACGGGTATTTGTTTATTCCCAATTTTTATCAGGTCGGAGATATAGTATCCGAGTTTATTCCGGCAACAATAGACAGGCGCGGGAAAGTAGTCCAAATAAAATGGTATCTGCGCGAGTTGTTCAGAAAGAATTATTTGTTGCCGTCGTATAAAATTGCGTGGAATGACGGGGATGTGTCATGGCGGTTTGATGCTGGCTTATGGTAAAAAGGGGTGCGGCTGACCGCGAAAGAGCCAAAATAAGGCGGGTTTTATAACCGCCACGATAGTTTATACCTAAACGCAAAAAAAGACGGCGGAAGGGCTATTTCTGGAGGCGAGATTTTGGTTAGAATAGCACGCGACGAACATATCAAAAAATTAGAGTTTGTTCTTTGGCATGAAATGGATATTCGGGAGGCGCTGGAAGAAGCGACTACATCAATCGCGCACACGGGCGGCGCTCCGTCAGGCCATGCGCGGGTCGTTGATACCACGGCAACACAGGCAATCAAACTTGCCGAGGGTGTTCCATTTGTTGAGTGGTTCGAGTGTCCCAGGGGGCGGCGTCGGGCTAAATGTTATGACGGCTGCAAGCAGCTTGTCGGGTGCCGCAGGACGTTGGAAAAGCCTAGTCAATGGCTGACGGTCTGCGCGGCGGTGACGGCGTTTTGTGATCAGGACGCTTTGCGGCGTGAAGTGTTTCGGCTGCGGTATTCTCCCCATCGGGGGCGGCGCGTGTCTAACCTGGCGTCGTCAACGTATTATTTTGTGCTTGGGGAGATTCGTTCCTTTGCCTTGCAAGCTGCGGCGCAGGCTGGCGTGATTAAAGTTTTCTAGTTTTGCCCAGTAGAAATTTAGGCAACAAAAAAGCGGGCTTTTGCCCGCTAAACTTTTTTATAACCTTAAATTGCCTCGTTCCGTTTATGCTAGATTTGGGGCGGGGTTGCCGCACCGGTGGGGCTAGCCTATCCAGCCGATCTCAAAATCCCTGTCAAACTTGCGCCGGATATAGTGTGAAAAGCCTTTAATCAGGTTCTTGTA